TTCGGATCCGTCGGGGTTGGTGGTGACGTAACCGCAACCACGAGCAAGCTGTGTTTTGGTGCTGCCTTCCAGCTCTTTCGCCTTGGCCAGCAGTTCTGCGCCCTTGAGCATTGGGTGTTAGTAATGCAAACGGTGGAAGTGTATCTTAATCGGCGATGGATTGCCAATTGGCGCCCTTGCGCATGTTGTCAGCAGCCCATAGCGGCTGAAGGTTGGTGTAGCGAAAGCATTGCCGCTGCTGCTCTGGGTCGGTGAGGTCAAAGCTTGCGCAGGGGCGAATGTGGTCTATGTGCCAACCATTGCGCCCATAGTTGTCCCAGCTCATACCGTCAGTGAACTGCGCCTCAAGGTGCTGAACCATTTCTTCGAGAGAGCATCCAACTAAATCATCAATGCCAGTTGACTTGCTCGCCTTGCTTGATTGAAGCGCCACCCAGACTCTGTGGCGAAGGTTCATGCGCAACTTAAAAGCCGCGTCAGAAGCTCGCCTTTGATTAATGTAACCAAGAATGTAAGATGCTCTTCCTCTACTTTCTTGCTTGCGTTCCTCCGTGGACATTGCGGCGCGGCGACGCCTTTGATAGTCTCTATTTCTTTCCCTGTATCTTTCTTGCTGTTCTTGTGTTAGCTTGTATGTTCTTTTATTAAAGATGGTCAGAACGCACTCGACGCAGTTGCTTGTTTTTGTGTATCTGGCGCCAACGTGCCCACGCTTGCATGGCTTGCCAGTGAAGTAATGGGTGAGCCCCTGCGCTATGGCCTCTTTGCGTGCGATGATGTTCATGTTGCCTGGTGGATCAGGTGGCCGGGTGCAGGAGGTTGCCGCCTCGCTGCACCAATCAATATATCCTGACCCCCGTGCCCCTGCCGGCATTCATGTGGAGGGGATTGTATTCGCTCATGATGAGGTAGCCGAGGCCGTCGGACCAGTGCTCAATGCCGCCGGCTTTGTCGATCACGTAATCATCGGCGCCTTGCTTGTAGGTGACATTACGCAACGCCTTAATGGTGTTCTTGCATCGCGGGTGCACGAATAATCGGATCTGGCCATTGGCGTTACGGATCATGCAGTTGGTGGCATTGATCTTGTCCTTGACGGACCACGGCGCCTTGGGGCTGACGCAGCCGAAGCCGTATTGACGAATGATCTCATGATCAGTGCGCCCAGCCGATGATGTTTTGCGTGCCGACCCGGTGGGGTCTGGATACGCAATGAGCCTGCGATCGCAAAATCGCTCCTTGAGCATGGCGCACACCTCGTCGGTGTTGGTTTGGCGCACTGACACTTCATCCCATATGTGCAAGGTGTCGCCAACTCGGCTGCCGAGCACGCCAGCTAGGACGCTGACGTTGAAATCGGTGCCCCAAAAGATTGGACCGCCGGTATCGGCTGCGTCTTCACTGATGTTGTCATCGCCAAAATCTGGGTAGACACGGCCGGATAGCGTTTCAAAGCTGGCAAGGTATTCCTGGCGAAACGTGCGTTCGTCAAGCGTTAGACGGGCAGCTTCGATCTCGTCTTCCGGCACGTTGCCGCCTTCGATGGTGGTGTAGCTGAAGGTGGCCCAGTCGTCAAAGTCTTGCGCCTGCTCCCATAGGTCGTGAAACCAGTTACTGGAGCCAGCTGGTGTGGTGATGAACCATGCCGGTCCGCATTGATCTGACAGGGCAGGGCGCAGAACCATCTCCCAAGCGTCCTGTTTGACGTAGGCGGCCTCATCGAGAACCAATGCGCTAAGGCTGACGCCGCGCAAGGCGTCTGCGCGATCGGATCCCTTCAGCTGAATCCGGCTGCCGTTCACCAGCTCAACCGACAGCTCCGTTTCATTGGTCTTCAGCATCAGCTGCGGCGGCATCATCATCTTTAGCTGCCGCCATGCAATCTGCTTTGCGCTGACGTATGTCTGTGTTACGTACCAGCTCAAGCTGCCTGGGTTTTCGATGGCCCAAGCGATCAGCCGCGCAATGCAGAGATAGGTTTTACCGAATCGGCGGCCTGAGCACAACAGCTTGAACCGCTTAGCATCGTCCCACACCTTGCGCTGGGGTTCAGTAAGCCCTTGATATAGCTCTTCCGCAAGCGGCCTGTAGTCATGGAGCTTTTGCAGCTCTTCTTGCGCCGCCAGCTCCAGCTGCGCTAGGCGTGCCGTGATGGGGTTAGATAGGCGTGGCATTGGTTAGAGGCACTATTCCAACCAAGGCCAAATCTCCAATGCAGCTGACTTCTATCTGTTTTATGTGGCTAGCGTATTCAGGAAGTGGACTATAGACTCGCTTCCAATTTGGAATCGTGCCGCACAAAAGAGTTGCCACTTCACGCTGGCTTTCGATTGGCAGATAGGTTTCAATCGCGTATTCAGAAAAAGGCTTGTCTATGATTGCTTCTTTGCGCTGTTGCTTGCGTCGCTTTGTTTGTCCCATGGTGGTCAGTCAGAGGGTAGTAACTTCTCGCCAGTTCGTGCGCTGATCTGCAGCAGCACTGCACGCTCCTGCTCGGGGCTCAACCCAGCAGCTTGTAAACCTTGAACAGCAGCGAGCACGCCATCAGTAAATGCACGGGTAACGGCTGCATTGTCGCTGTAATGACGCCGATAGGCAGGTGCATGGGTCAGCAACCATTGCGCATCGCGCGTATCACCGTTGTCTGCAGATTCAGCAATTTTGCTAACTAAACGAAGGCCACCTGCGGCGCGGCCTTCATTAATAGCCGCAGAAAGAGCAAGTTCCTGATCGGTGGGATTTGGACCATTTGCGTTAGCTAGCCACTGCCGGATTGACTCGTATGTAACGCCAACAGCGGGCGCAATGTGCTCAAGGGGTGCGCCGTATTCCGCAAGGAAGCGCACCTTCTTGATCACATCATCATTGAGCTTGTAATGGCGACGAGCCAGTTTCAACTACGGATCTGCACGGGCATCACAAGATAAGTTAGCGCATTGGAGTCTGATGGGCGGATCACCGCTGGCGTGGTTGCCGAATTGGCCTGGAGTACGACGATCTCGTGATCACGCATGGCCTTGAGGCCATCGAGCAGGTAGCGGACATTGAACGCCCAAGCGCCGGATGCGGTGCCGTCGTGGTTGAGCTGCTCGCGGCCGTTGTTGGCATCAGCTTCGGCGGTAATGACCAGCTGGCCGTTGGCGGCAGTGAGCTTGACGATGGAGTTGTGGGCTTCGGCGATGATCGCGACGCGCTCCAGGGCGCGTTGAAAGCGGTGGCGGTTGAGCTCAATGGTGTGCTCAAAGGTGGCGGGGATCAATGCAGCGACATTGGGGTAGGTGCCATCAAGCGTGCGGGAGATGACGGTGATGCCATCGCCGGCGTCGATGATGGCCTGGCCTTTGGCGGCCGTGATGGCAACGCTGCGGCCTTGAAGGGTTTTGGTGGCAGCAGCTGGCAGCACCACGTCGAGGCCATCGGGGGTGTCAATGGCGATACGCATGAGGCGATGACCGTCGGTGGCTTCGATGTGGCCAGCGGCGATGTGGATGCCGGTGAGCAGCTGCTTGGACGCATCGGTGGAAACAGCGACCATGCAGGCGCGCAGCGCAGCGGAGAGGTCCACCTGCTGCGTGGCGCTAGGAGCATCGAGCACCGGCAGGTCGGGGTAATCCACCGCATCAAGCGCCGCAAGGCCGTAGGAGCCACTGCAAGCGGCCACAGCGCCATCGGTGATGGTGATGGCCTCATCGGCCTCAAAGCGGCTTACAAGGCCCGCCAGAAGGCGATAGGGCATCGCAATGGCGCCAGCGGTCTCAACCTGGGCGAAGGTTGTGACGGTAACGCCGAGTTCCAGGTTGTAGCCGGTGATGGTGACGGCACCGGCTTCTGCCTTCAGCAGGCAGCAATCAAGGATCGGATGGCTGGAGCGCACACCGATCGCTGGAGCGATGGTGCGAAGCGCTGAATCGAGATCAGCGTGAGCAATAGTGAACTTCATTGAGCAGCGCGGGTAAGGCTAGTGATGATGGATTGAAAGTTTGCCTCAAAGCTGGCGGCAAGCTCCGGCGGTATGGGCTGGCTGTCGTCGATGGCGTTATCGGTGATCGCGGCAGCGACAGCAACGGCATCGGTCATGAGGTCATGAAGCCGATTGATCAATGGTTGCTGTTTGGCGGGAATGTTGATCCAATCGCTGGATGACATAAGCGGTGAGTGTTTCGATTTGATGGCGCGGGAAGTCGTTG